CGCTATGGCGGTTGAAAGCAGCGGATAATCACCGTCCGACTTTTTGCCGTTTGAATACACATCATCAATAAACACCTTGCCGATATATTTTGCACAATCAGGGCAGCCGCCCTGCCTTGAGTTTACCACAACAAGGGAAAGCCCGTACTTCGCTCTTTCTTCACCTTCACCTCTTAGATATGCTCTCTTGTTCGCCGTCTTGATTGCCATATCCGCATAGTCTGAAAGCGTGTGTCTTGCACCGTTTTTGTACTCCACACAATTAAGCCCTGCGTTGAGCATATCTTTACAAGCCATATCAACTGCTTTTTCGTAAGTGCCTGCACCGGTGTTTGCGTACACCTGAGCATTGAAGATTGCCTTGCGATACTTGTCATTGCTCATTCGCAAAACTGCCGTTTCTGCCCTCTTTAAATCGTCTGTGGTCGATTTTACAAGAGCATTGAGCTTACGGTTATTGACCTTAAAAAACTCGCCTGTGCTCGCTCCTGTGGGCATATTCGGTGTAAAGCCGTTCTTAATAGCCTCGAGGATTTTTACTTCCTGTTCTGCGTTGCCGTCGGCTCTTGCGGTGTGTATCATCTCTTCAACCTTGCTGTTAATGCTCTTGAACTGCTTGCCGAATTTTTGGGCGTTCGTTTTGCGGTACTCCTCAAGCGCCTTTAGTTGTTCTGCCTGCCATTGGGTCCAATTATAGCCCTTTTTTTCTTCTTCCACCCTGTGACGGCTGAAATTGCGCATCATACTGTCAATAAGTTCATTTTCGATTTCTTCAAAGGCTTTTCCGATATCATAATCACTCATCTGTCAGTCCTGCCAAATCGTCGAATGACGAGGTTTCTTTCTCGCTTGCGATGCCCTGTTCTTCTTTTATCCTCTGTACCTCTTCGGCTTTCCAATCGTCCGACTTACTGTCGCCGTACAATTCCTCGACCGAGGTTTCAACAGACATCAAACCGCCCTGTCTTGCTTTTGATACAGTTTCAACCTGACTTTCAAATGACGGATTGGCGTACTCACCAAAGTTTACGGATACCTCTATTCCGTCAACAATTCCCTTGCCGTTAAGCTCACTGTCGGCATTCAGCACAGCATTTACAAGGCTCTGCATAGCGTTCTCGGTGAGCTCAACAAGGTTCTGTCTTGTATATAGAGTTGTTTTCTCTTTTTCTCTCTGTGCCTCGGCATTATCAAGTTTTTTGGTATCAATACCGAGCGTTGACGGAGATATAACACCTTGTAAACAAAGGTCAAGTGCGGTGATGTATGAACTTAAATAGCTTTCGTGCTGAATCTGCGGACTTTCGGTGTAAATCCTATTGCCGTTGCCGTTTTCCGACATATCGTTTCCTACTGCAATAAATCGGTTGTCAAACGGATTTGGCGATATCGGCTGACAGGTTTCGGGATTTCGAGGGATAAGACATTCAGGCACATACTGCTTTGTTCGGCAGGCTCTTAAAGCGTCCATCCACTGCGACCACACCTCGTCAAGGCTGTCGAAAGCGTCTGTTTTTATGCCAATAATGCCCGCACCTCTGCCCTTGTGGCACGATTTGCCGTAAATAACCGGTACTGCCCACATATACGATGTATCAAAGGTTACACCGTTGCTGTCTATCCAATCAAGTGCCTTAACTGTGTGTAAATCGACCTCTCTGCCGTTATCATCATACAAAACATAACGAATATAGCCGTAACCGTATGTTTCCTCAAAACGGAAATGTCGGTGATTTT